CTGTTACTGGAAATGGATTGACTATAGCGTTAAATAGTATAAATAATCAAATCTGGACTGAAATTAATACCGGAACTGATGCAACTTGGACAGAGATTGACACAGCCGCTTAAATTTAATAAAACTATAAAATAAGGAATTAAAATTATGGTATCAAGTTATTCTACAGACCTTAAACTAGAGTTAATGGTTACAGGCGAAAATGCCGGTACATGGGGTGATATTACAAATACAAACTTAGTTATTCTTCAACAAGCAATTGCAGGTTATCAAACAGTAGCTCTTAACGCTACAACAGGTGCAACTCTTACATTTACAAATGGTGCATTATCAAATGGTAAAAATGCAGTTATAGAACTTACTGGTACAATTACTGGTAACGTAAGTGTTATTATTCCAGATGGAATTGAAAAAACATATTTAGTAAAAAATAATACAACTGGTGCATTTACAGTTCAAATTAAAACAACTTCAGGAACAGGACCAACATTTGCAGCAGCTAATAAAGGAGTTAAATTAGTTTATTCTAATGGAACAGATGTAATTGATTCTGCTCTTGAAAATTTATCAAGTGATTATAATCCATCTTTATCTGCAAATTTAAGTACAAATTCAAAAAATATTATAGTTGGAAATACATATGGAATCATAGATGAAAATGCTAATGAACAAATTAAATTCACAACAACTGCATCAGCTACAAACGAAATTACAATAGCTAACGCTGCAGCTGGAAATAGCCCAGTTATTTCTGCAACAGGTGGGGATACAAATGTTGGATTAACTTTAACACCAAAAGGTGATCTTGGAAGAATTACATTAAATGGTGAATCAAAAATATTTGGTGTATTTGAAAATGCAACAATTTCTACAACTTTCATAACATCATTTACATATGATGTACTTACTCAAGCTGTATATTTTCAAAACGTTAATTTAGGTTCTAATTTTACAGTAAATTTAAGAGGAAATGCTTCAACTGCATTAAACGCGGCTTTAAATACCGGTGAATCTGCAACAGTTGCATTAATTACAAAACAAGGCAACACTACATATTACAATACATCTGTTTTAGTTGATGGCACATCTACAAACGTTACAGTTGTTTATCAAGGTGGATCAGCTCCAACAGCAGGAAATGCTTCATCTAATGATGTTTACACTTACACAGCTCTTAAGACAGCAGCATCAACATACACAGTACTAGCAGCATTAACACAATTTAAGTAGGAGGATAAAAAAGAATGCCTTTATTTTCTACACGCGGAGCTGCATCAGCAAAAGCATTTGGATTTACAGCAGCAGCTCCTACTCCTTTTATTGTAGCAACTGGAGGAACAGTTACTGAAGATGGTGATTTTAAAATTCATACATTTACATCTTCTGGTAATTTTAATATTTCTTCTCTAGGTACAGATTTAACTTATGGAGATAAAGTTGAATATTTAGTTGTAGGTGCTGGAGGAGGTGGTGGTACACCAGATCATGGAGGTGGAGGTGGAGGAGGGGGATATCGCCATAACTCTGCTTATGATTTTACTGTTACTGCTACTACTTATGCAATTACTGTTGCTGCAAAAGCTGCAGCCAACACTAGTGGTGGATCAAGTACATTTAGCAATATTACTTCTGCTGGTGGTGGTAAAGGAGGAGCTGATTCAGCTGGTTCTACTGGAGGATCAGGCGGTGGAGCTTCTGCTTTCCCATCAAATTTTTCTGGAGGATCAGGAAATACTCCTAACGTAAGTCCCTCACAAGGAAATAATGGTGGAAGCAGTAATGGTCAAGCTCCTAATTATGGATCTGGTGGAGGAGGTGGTGCATCTCAAGCAGGTGGTGAGGGAGATTCTTCTGCTGCTGGAGCTGGAGGAAATGGATCATCTAATGATATTCATGGTTCATCAAGGGTATATTCTGCTGGTGGTGGTGGTCATGCACATGGAGGAGCGTCAGGAGCAGGTGGATCATCAAATCAAGGTGGATCAGCAGTTTCATTAACAACAGGTGGTTATAACGTTGCTAATGCTTATGGTATGGGTGGTGGAGGAAACTTAAGTGGTACAATTTCAGGAGCTCCTGCATCTGGTAATTCTTCTCAAGGTGTGGTAATTTTAAGATACAAATTTAAATAAATTATGAGATACGCAAAATTAGATATTAATGGAAAAATATTAAATATAATTGAAGTTGCTGATGCAGATTGTAAAGATGCAGAAGGTAACTTTAATAATACAATAGGTTTGCAATTTTTAGAAAATACATTTAAATCTACTTTATTTACCCCCATTTTATCTACAAGTATTGGATTAGCTGAAATTAATGGTAAATGGGATGATATAAATAATGTATTTATATCAATAAAACCTTATGATTCTTGGACATTCAATTATCAAACTGGAGAGTGGAAACCTCCTGTTAGTAAACCAGAAGATCACACAAAAGAAAATCCTTATGTTTGGAATGAAGATTTACAAACATGGATAAGAAAATAAATAGTATTTAGTTCTTGTTTTTTTAAAAAAAATTAGATATAAGAATAATAGAAGGTAGAAATATCTAAACATGGATAAGAAAATAAATAGTATCTGGATTGTAGGCGGTGGAACCGCGGGTTGTTCTGTTGCTTGTGTTTTAAAAAAAACTTTTCCTGATAAAGATATAAGAATAATAGAAGGTAAAAATATACCAACTGTTGGAGTTGGCGAAAGCACGTTGGGACAAATAAATAATTTTTTACAATTTTTAGACATACAAGATAAAGATTTTATGAAGGAGTGTGATGCTTCTTATAAATTAAGTATTAGATTTGAAAATTGGAAAACACCTAATAGTGGTGCATTTCATTATCCTTTTGGTAATCCTTATTATGATCAAATAATTCATAATTATAATTATTGGTCTTATAAAAAATTTATTTATCCAGACATTTCTAGCAGTGATTTTGCTGATTGTATGTACCCTCACATGGCATTAGTAAATCAAAACAAAATTAATGATGCAAAAAATGCATTTCCTAATTGGAATATGCAACAGCATGTTGCTTATCATTTTGATGCACAAAAATTAGGAGAGTTTTTAAAAAAAAAATTTAAAAGTCTTGGTGGAAGAATACTTGTAGAAAATATTGTTGAAATAAATCAAAATGAAGATGGTAGTATTAAAAGTTTATTATTAGATACTGGCAATACTATTAAAGGTGATTTATATATAGATTGCACTGGTTTTAAATCTTTACTTTTAGATAAAACTTTAAAAGAACCTTTTGAATCATATTCAGATCTTTTACCAAATAATTCAGCATGGGCTACAAAAATACCCTATACCGATAAAAAAAAAGAATTAGTAGGATATACAAATTGTACAGCCATAGAAAATGGTTGGGTATGGAATATACCTTTATGGAGTAGAATAGGATCAGGTTATGTTTATTCTGATAAATTTATAAGTGATGAAAATGCTTTAATTGAATTTAAAAAATATTTAATGAAAATAGAACCAATAAAATTAATACCTTGTGATCATTTAGAATTTAAAAATATAAAAATGAGAATTGGAATACACAAAAGATTATGGGTAAAAAATGTTTGTGCTATTGGATTATCTGCTGGTTTTATTGAACCATTAGAAAGTAATGGATTACTAACAATACATAGCTTTTTGTTTAATTTAATTCCAATATTAAAAAAAGAAATACCAAATGAATTTGCTATAAAACATTTTAATTTAGCATGTAGAAGAATGTTTAGAGGATTTGCAGAATTTGTGGCAATGCACTATGCTTTATCAGATAGAGTTGATACAGAATATTGGAGAGCTATACAAAAAAGACATTATCCTATTGAAGAAAGATTCTTTGATGATAAATCAGATTTTCAATTAGCTTTTAGAAATAAAATGGAAGACAATTATTTTCACCCAACAGGAGGTTTTCCTTGTATTGCTATGGGTATGGATTGGCATCCAACTACATTAGAAAATATACAACATGCAGAATGTAATTCTGATATTAATTCATATAAAAAACAATATAAAATATTTGCAGATCATTTAGATAATAGAAAAAAACATTTTGAAAAAATAGCTGATTACTCACCAACATTATATGATTATTTAAAGGAGAATATTTACAATGACAAATGATACAATAGTAAATCTATTTCCAACAACAGTAATGATTTGTGAACAAAAATATAAGTTAAGCAATAAAGAAATTGAGTATATTAAAAATATTAAACAAGAGAAGAATCATGGTGGAGGAGAAAATTATAAATCTGTATCAAGTAATATTCTTGAGAATAATGAATTAAGTAATTTAAAAAAATATTTAAATCATAAAATACAGGATTATGCTTATAAACATTTTCAGATTAAAGAATATGTTGAATTTTATATAACTCAATCTTGGTCTAATTATAATAATAAAAAAGAAAAGCATCATAAACATTCTCACCCAAATAGTATTATTAGCGGTGTTTATTATGTTCAAGGAAATGCTCCTATAAATTTTTATAGAAGAAATCAAGTATTTGCATTAGATTTTCAAGTTCAAAACTTTACTATTGAAAATGCACATAGCTGGTTTTTTGATGTAAAACCAAATGATTTAATTTTATTTCCTTCTTCACTTGAACATAGTGTTAAAGAAAATGAAATTGACGAAACTAGAATTAGCATTGCTTTTAATACTTTTGTTAAAGGAAAAATAGGTGAAGAAAAAAATTTAACTGAACTTAATATAAAAGATGAAATTAAAGAATTAGATTTTTACCATATTTAAAAATGGAAACTAAAAAAAGAACTTTATTAAGAATGGTTACTTATAGATTAACAGCTTGGTTGTTTACTATATTTTGGACTTATCTATTTACAGAAAATGTAGCTAATGCAGCTGGTTTTGCCACAGTATTACATATTCTTTTAAGTGTTGATTATTATATTCACGAAAGAATATGGTTAAAAATCAAATGGGGAATTAAAAAAGATATTATAAATACAAATGTTAAATAAATTTTTAAAAAATTTAACAGATATTAAATATCCAACAATTGATCAAATTAAAGATGAAAAATGGAATGTAGAGGGTCGCCTTATTGGATCTAATCAAATATTTAAATTTGATGTTAGGCCAGTAGACGTTAAAGATAATAAACTAGAAAAAATAGGTTATTTAAAAACAAAAGCAGATAAAATTGTATTTGAAACAGAAAGAGATTGGGTTATATTTGATGCTGAAGAGATTAATAAATACATTGAAACATATAAGTTAAAAGATATCTTACTTGAAGATTTGCTTAAAAACACAGATTGGAATATAGTACTTCCAAAAAAGTAGTGCATTTACTAATATAATCTATATAAGGAAAGGCTTATGCCTTTACAGAAGATACAATTTAAGCCAGGATTTAATAAACAACAAACTGCAACCGGAGCCGAAGGGCAATGGATTGATGGTGATAATATTAGATTTAGGTATGGAGAACCACAAAAGATAGGTGGCTTCCAGCAACTCGTTGCTAGCACCTTGGCAGGTCCAGCGCGTGACCAGCATACTTGGACAGCATTAGATGGTAAAAAATATGCAGCTATTGGAACTTCAAAATTATTAGTTATTTACTATGAACAAGAATTTTTTGATATTACTCCACTTGGAACAGCTCTAACTTCTTGCACTTATACATCTACAACAGGATCAGCAACTGTTACTATTAACAAAGCAGCTCATGGATTAGAAGTTGGTGATTATATTATTTTCACAAGTGTTACAACTCCAGGATTACCTACAACAAGTTATACGTCAGCAGATTTTACAACTAATACTTTTGAAGTTAAATCAGTTCCAACATCTTCAACTTTTACAGTTACAATGCCATCAAACGAAACAGGCACTGGTGTTACAGGAGGTGGAACTTTAACTACAACTCCATATATTTTTATAGGACCAACATTTCAAACTCCTGCGTTTGGATTTGGAACTGGATATTGGGGAGGAACAATTCCAACATCTGTTACTACTACATTAAATGGTGGTATTGATAATATTGTTACAACTATTACAGTTGTTTCTACTTCAGCATTTCCATCATCTGGTCGAATAGATATTGGTACAGAATTAATTACTTATACAAGTAAAAATGCAACACAATTTTTAGGTTGCACTAGAGGTGCAAACGGATCTACAGCAGCTTCTCATTTAACAGGAGTAACAGTTACTAATGCAACAAGTTGGGTTGATTGGGGAGAAGAATCAAATACTGCAGGTGTTACACTTGCGCCAGGTTCTTGGTCACTTGATAATTATGGACAGATTTTAGTTGCAACAGTTAAGAATGGGGCAACTTATACTTGGGATCCAGCAGCTCCAGGAAGATTAGGAATAAGAGCTACTGTTGTTGCAAATGCTCCAACGGCATCAATTTGTTCCGTTGTATCAGATCGAGATAGACATTTATTTTTATTTGGAACAGAAACAACTATTGGAGATCCAACAAGTCAAGATCCAATGTTTATAAGATTTTCAAATCAAGAAGATATTAATACTTGGGATCCAACGGTTACAAATACAGCAGGTACATTTAGACTAGATACTGGTAACGAGATTATAGGAGCTATACAAGGTAAAGATTATATATTTGTTCTTACAGATCAAGCAGCATATATGATTCAGTTTGTTGGTCCTCCATTTACATTTTCTGTAAGACAAGTCGGTACAAATTGTGGATGTATTGGTCAACATGCAATGGTATTTGCACAAGGCGCTGTATTTTGGATGGGATTTGGTGGAGGTTTCTTTGCATTTGATGGAACAGTTAAACAAATACCATCACTAGTTGAAGACTTTGTATTTACAGATGTTGGAGATAATTTAGGAATTAACTATGATGCAAGTCAAATAACTTATGCATATCATAA